TATGAGTAAATTAATTGACAGTAAGAATCGTGAAGAACATGCTAATGCTAATGATCGAAATGAAAATATTAATAATTCATCACAATTGGGTGGTGCCCCAAACAATAACAACAATAACAATGATAATAATAATAATAATAACAATAATGATAACGGAAATACCAACAATAATCGCAATAAGAAATGGAATCGCAATGATAACAATGATAATAATAGCAATATGTCCAATCAAAATGCCAGTAATAATATTGGAAAACTATTAAGTGGATTTACTGTAAATAATAATAGTAATAATGATAATGGTAACAATAGACGTAACGATAGACGCGTTAATCAAAATCGACCTAAACGAGGAAATGCAACACAATCAAATTTAAGTAATCTTTTAGGTAATATGGGTAAAAATAATACTAGTCGTAAGTACAGTGAATATACCTCAACAACAAATAAAAATAATGAAAATAATAAAAAAGAGAATAATGACATCGCCAAAATACTGGGAAATGAGATAGGCGGAATCAATTCATTAGTTGACATTGAAACTAAAAATGGAAATAAATATGGTGAGCCTAGTATTGGAAACATAATTCAACCTTTATCCGAACCAGAAATAAACATCAATACCGAAAAAAGAAAAAATAAGACAAATAAATTAAATGTAGCAGATACGCCTAGTTTCAATAACAGAAATAAACCTAAATTTCCATACACAATTCAAGAGGAAGTTACATTTCCCAATTGCACAAATAGTGAAAAACCATGCCTATTGACCAAAGATGAATTATGTAGAGCAATAGTTAGACATTATACAATTCGCGCCAATATTATTGGAGCAATCGTTTCCGTACTTCCCACAAAAAAAGATGGGAATATCTTCGGGGGATTTTGTTATGATCGTTTGACAGCTCTCAAAGATTTCAAAATATGTTTACCACCCAATTATAGAGACTTTGCATCAATGTCAGTTGAAAAAAAAGTTACTGAACTTTCAAAATTCGTTAATAATATGTTTCAAAAGAAATGCATCAGTGTAGGAGGTTACTACAAGAAATTGACACCACAAGAAATTGAATTATTACAAAAAAATATAAAGAATCCATTCAATGATTTGTTCTTTGAATATCGTGAAAAACTATACATTGCCTATCATCAAGGACTTCGTCAATTGAAACGCATTCTTCTTTTGCTCAAAAATGAAATCATAATTAGTAATATTGCTTTGGACAAAGTTTCTCAAGAGGCTAAAGTCACAATCGATAATTTGTATGGCATGTGTCAACTTAACTATATGATTGCTGTATTAGCCATACTGGATGCTGATTATAGTCCCAGTAAAAATACTAGTAATCAATTAAAACGAAATACCCTAAAAAAACTTCAAGGACTATAACTAATAACGGAAATAAAATCCAATTAAAATTGATATATTGATAATCTATTAAACGAATTGACTAAAATTCATTTAATAATAGTATAAATTCAATATGACTATTTTGCGGAGCTCTAAATGGATACCTGTTACCACTATTTCGGAATTGAAAGTAGGCGATCTAGTTCGCTCGACAACAATGACAAATTCACAAAAATATATTGGAATACCTGAGTACAAAGAGTATAATTGTCAGTTAGAAGGAATTGTGACTGAAATTCCTATAATTGAAGAACAAAACAATGTCATGCAAAATTATTACGATTGGAACTCTACAGACGAATTCGAATTTGAAAATGTAAAAATAATGGTGAATAGAACAATGGAAATTAAAAAATTAGTCGCTATTCCAGGGACATCAGGTATTTATACCATTGAAAAAAAGATAACTAATTATTAAAAATAATTAAATGCATTCAAGTTAAATTATAATAGATAGAATATTGAAATAGATATCACTAAATGATTGACAAATAAGATATTAACACATTTACAGTAAATGTGTAAAATATCGTGTAAATAATCCAAAGAATATTAATTGAAAAACCAGTTGTATTTATGTTTTTGGAAGTATTTTTAATCCATGTATTGAAATAAGAATAAATACGATCTTTTTCGTATTTTAATCTATTTTTTTTATCAAATTGACTCCGAAATTCCTCTTTTCTTGTTTCTAATTGAGTATAAATAAACTGTCGACCTTTAAATCTAAAGTATATAGTTGGTGGTGCCAAGTAAAAAAATACCAAAAATAAGAGCAATAAATTATTCATATAGATAATTAAATTGAAAAAGATACTTTACCATTTTTTAAGTATATCAATATATTCAAATCATTTTTAAATCATACCAGTATTAGCAGGATTGGGAGGATTAGATGAAAGAAAAGCCACACCCATATCAAAAGGGAAAATAATGGTATCCATAACAAGAGCTGTGGCACTACCAATAGTATCCGCAAGAGAGGAACCTGTGGCTAACATATCATCTATAGTTGTAATAATACTACCCCCTGTACCAGTTCTACCTCCTTTGGCATTGTATTTTTTAGTTGATTTTTTAGTTGATTTTTTAGTTGATTTTTTAGTTGATTTTTTAGTTGATTTTTTAGTTGATTTTTTAGTTGATTTTTTTTGAATATTATTTTCCCTTTTATTTCTTCTAGTATTTTTCCGAATGGATGACGGCATCTATTGATTTTCACTATATCATTAGATGATATAAAAATTGATTTTATATAGTAAAGATATTAATTTAAACACAACTATAGAATAAAAGACAGATAATGGATAATATGGATTATTTGACCACGGAATTAAACGAAATTTTAAGTCAGCAAAATGGCAATAATATGAACAGAAATGAAGATGAAAATAGAGAATATACTCTAACTCCAATCAAAGATGGAAATCGTCCTGGTACTAATACACCTACTAATGACAATAATGATAATACAGAGGCTGAAAATAATCCTGTTCCAACAGAATCTACTACTTCCTATGTTGTCTGTGACAAACCCAATGTTGAAGAAGAAAGCTTTGTCAATATTAAACCAAACACAAATCCTAACAATGGAATGAGAATACTTCATAAGGGTCATTGTTGCGAGGCTCAATATTTTCCTTTTGAAGTAAAACGTTTAACAGAAACGGCTAAAATTCCTACACGTGGTTCAACACATGCTGCTGGATGGGATATTTACGCGGATGAAGACGTTACAATTCATCCTGGTAAATCTAATGTTGTCAGTACTGGTATTTCTATTGCCTCTCCGAGTGGAACTTATGTACGTCTGGCTCCTAGATCTGGATTGGCTCTACGTAATGGAATTGATACTGGAGCTGGTATCTGTGATTCAGATTATCGAGGAGAAATTAAAGTGGTTCTCTTCAATCATACAGATGATACACCATTTGAAGTACATCGTGGTGATAGAATTTGTCAAATGATTATAATGCCATACGTAGTATATGGTCAATTAACTGAAGTGAATAAATTTACTTTTGATACAGATCGTGGTCATAAAGGATTTGGATCTACTGGTATGAAGTAAAGACCCAGTCTCACCAATCGAAATCATTTTCATTGTTTTGATTATATGAACGTCTATTATTTTGATTATAATTAATAGGAGCAAAACCTCCAATTGGGTTAGCTTTTTTAGATGTTTTTCCTTTGTGTTTATTTGATTCAGAATTAGAATTTGATTTGTCAGATGATTTTGATTTAGAATCAGCAGTTCTTTTGAGAGACACTCTTTCAATAGTATCATTATTACTATTGTAAATACTGTCATATACTTCCTGAACCATTTTAGGATTACCTAACTTTTCCATAAGTTTGACTCTTACATCTTCAGGTGTTGGATTTACTTTCTTTTCGGAAATATGATATTTTAGATTTCCTTTTGTAGTTTTGAGATCTTGGATTTCGTTTTCATCCATGAATTCTAAAATCTGTTCACCAATTTTTTTTTGAAGTTTTGATCTATCGCTCACTGCTTTTCTTAATGACTTAATTTCATCATCATAAGCTAACCATTGTTTAACAAGCTCTTTAAGTTCACTGTCCAATGACATTTTAGTTCAATATAGTTTACTTTATTAAATTAACTAAAATAACTATTAATTCAATAAAAGAAAAAATGTTTTCGTTGAGAACGTACTTACAATTTAAATCTTTTTTTAAATTCTTCATTCAATTTGTCATTATCCATTTCTTTATATTTGGTTTCAAAATTTGTGAGAGCTGGGATTAGTGGAACTTTAAAAAACACATACACTTTAGTTGTATCCACTATTTTTTTTGTATTTTCAGATCTACAACTCACTGTTTGGATTTTAATTTTAGGAAAATTAAAACGAGATAGTAATTCCGCTGATCCTTTATATTCTAGTGTTTTTTTATTAAATATTTTAAGACGACAACCTATTTTCATTAAATGATGATTTTGAGGACTTAGTAATTTAAAATTTTTTCTCATCTCCCCAGCCACAGTGCTTGTTTGTTTGCAGATAATTGATTCAGATAACAGAATATAAGCTTGTTCAGGTGTTATTTGTATTTCTGTCTTGCATGCATGTTTTATTTTAGAGTCATTTGACATTTGTTTTGGTTTATATAGTATGATGATAATTATACTCAAAATCAATATTAATACTTTTTTATACAAACGTTTGTCCTAAATCTTCATTAAATGAAATTATACGTTGAAGTCGATAATTGGGTGAAGGTAAAAAAGAATTTGAAAAAAGAGTATTAGAAGTATTATAATTATTATAATTAGTTTAATATAAGGAATACCATTTACTAAGGAGTATTACTTGCTGCATTATCATGTGATTGTTATTCAGAATTATTACTTACTCTATTAGCTCTGTAAACTCTATTTAGTATGGTTTCAGGTGTTAAAGATGGAATTAGATCTAATGTTGGTCTCCTCTCAATGGCTTGTTGTCTATTATATTGATTTAACTCGGTAATGTCATTGATTACTGGTTGATTATTTATTGTTACATTTTGTGATACGGATGTTTTACAATCAAAATTATTTGAAGTTTTAAAATATTTTTCAATATTCAATTCGTCTTCAATTGATAATTTTGAATTCATAGCATTGAATTCTCTATTTTCAAGATTTTTAATTCGTTGTTGTAAAAATTCTACGTATTGATATAAATTTTCTTGTGTTGATTCAAAATATTCATTCTTTTTTTTAAAATCATACATCTTATTCTGTAATTCATTTCGTATTTTGGATAATTTAATAATCTGTCTGTTTACAAATTGTTCTCTTTTTATAAGTTGTATGTTTCTTTTCTCCAATTTAGTTTTTTGAAGTCTATTATTAATATTTAACCGATGAGATTCGTCAATTATTTTATGTATATTATTTTTTTCTTCAATAATAATCTTCTTTTGCTTACTGATATCCTCTTGAATAAGCAAAATGTTCTTTTCTTCCTCTTTTAATTTTTGGTGACGTTCTTCCCAAAGCTTTTTTGAGCGTTGAATATACGAATTAGGATTGTTTTCTAACAGAGTTTTGCGTCGATCTGCGATGTCTTTTAAATATTCATCAACGATTTTTAATTCATTCTCAATTTTATTGCTTTTTTCTTCAACCAATATCTCTTTTTGACGAAGACGTTGATTTTCCATCATAACGTTTTGACTCCATTCGCGTGTCATTTTACGTAATTGTTCAAATCCACCTGCGATTTCATTGTCTTTAATAATTCCTGCTTTTAATTCTTCATTTTGTTCTTTAATTTTATGATAAGCATTATAATAAGTCTGTGTCTGGATTAAATGACGAATTATCATTGGACTAATTTCTTTACATTTTTCATTGTCATTATAAACATTACGTCCACAACCAAATGGACAACGCCCATACGGTTCACTATCCAAATCAATATTTAATCCATCTAAAACACGATTCCAACAATTTAAACAAGCAATATGATCGTTTGGGCATATATAATATGGTTTACGATGTTTGTCATCAAATGGGTTACAACAAATCTCACATCCAGGAAATTCGAGTTCCATATACGTATCAATATAAGATTGTTAAATAAATACAAATGAATATACCACTATTATAATGCAATATAATCAATTTTTCATTATGATTTCAAACAAAGTTTAATAACATAATTCTCAATTTCTTCATCAGGATCATCTGGTGTACGACTCATAAATACTTCATAAAATTCATTTTTAGTAGGTGAGTCGCTCTTAAAAAATTCAGTTTTAATTTCATCTTTGCTCAAAGCTATTTCTTTGGCTATTTGAAATAGAGTCATTTTCTTCTTTTTCTCACGCTTTTCTTTGGAACCAAAAAAATTAGAATACAGACATTTATCACCTTTGTTAATCATGTCAACATCAATGTCAAATGTATTTGTAATATGATTGATTATTTGTTCAACAGTTAGGTTAGCATCCATTTCGATATTATCCCAGTAACTGTATTTTTTGCCATTTATGTTTTGATATTCTGGTGGATCTGGCTTGGAAGAAGTTACCATAGGAATAGCCAGATTAAGGAAAAAATTACGATATTTAGTTATGTCACAAATTCCATTGATATATTTCATCAATTCAATCGAAACAAGTCCCGACACTATTGATGTAGTTGTCGCAATGGCTGGAATAATTTTACCAGCTATTTTTTTTGTCTCAAATTTTGAAATAGTCTCAATACCATAATTACTCGCTCTTAAATTAGATGCAGCAGTGATAAAATCAATATGAAAATTAGCCGGATCATCTTTTTCAAACTTTTCTGGAACGAAAGAATCAATATTGTCATATAATTTTTGTAGATTTTCAGATGTTACTGAAGGAAGTTGCTTCCGTTCTTTTTGTAAATCAAATACAACATTACAATTTCCTTTCTCTCTCATTTTTTTTATTTCTTCATCATTTCCGGGAATAACAAGATGTTTATCTGGTATAAATTGAGGAAGATATGATAATTCTTGGTTAACTACCCGAGCAATAACAACACGATCAGTAAATTTACTAGGTGTTACCTTAAATATTTTAGCTAATAAATTAGAAGTAGCCACTATAAAATCCATATGTAATTGATTTGTTGAATCAAAATTATGTGGATGTGGAAATTTTTTTGTACCGTTCCAGAAGGGAACACCTTCTGTTGTCAATTGATCTTTTGGATGTGAAGTAATCAATTGAATAATTTGATTCCTAAATTGTGACATCCAAATACTTAAAGCCCAACGAATACAATCTGTAAACGTTGAGGGATAATATATTTGAAGAACATTTTTAATGATATCAACTGCTTCTTCCTGTTCATATTGTGAAGACAATTTATCAAAATAGTAGTCGGGATCAGATATATATCCTTTAACTATTTCAATACTTTTAATGAATAATCCTTCAAATAAATTTCGAGCGTAAGCAATAGTATGCTCGATTTTATGTGGAAAATTCTTAAGAGTACATTGTGGCACTAATTCTTCGGGT